ACGGCCATAGGTGTTGATCGCGCTGCGCATCCGCGCGCCGAAGGTCGTCTTGTTGATCGAGCCAGCCGCCGCATCGGCCAGGATCGCGGCGATCTCATCCTCAAATGCGCTGGCCGTCGCGCTGTATTCCTTGACGAGCTGGGCGCTGTCATCGGCAGTGATTTGATCTGGGGGTGGAGTTTGCGCGTTTGCATCCGGGGCCGGTGCAGCTTCAGTCACATCACCCGCGATCACCTGTTCCTGACCCTGTTCTTTAGGATCATCATCCGGCAGCCGCACGTTGCCCTGCTCATCGAGCAGCACGTCGGCATACTGTGGCACTTGATTGGCGAGGAGCTGGCGCTTTTCCATTTTCGACAGGTCAGAAGAGGAGTTAACGGTATCAACCCAGGTCTTGGCGATATTAGCCTGCGTCTGATCCTGCTCGGCGTTCTGGGCTTTATACTTCCACTCCACCGGGCGCGGCATGGTCGTGTTCCATGACCGTTCCAGCCTCGTGAGCATGTAACCGTAGCCTTTGCCGCTGGATTTACTCGCCAGAATTTTAGATTGCTGGCCCGTACCCAACACCGTGCCAGTCAGCGGCCAGATGTCCTGCGGATCAACCTGAAGTCCCAGTGCGACCAGATTGACATGCACCCGCATGTATTTTTCATAGTCGAAATCGACGGGCACGCTGGCGAGTGGCACAAAGGTCACGCTGACCGGCTCATTCGGCTTCACGCCTTCGATCTTGAGCGGCGCGCGGAATACCCGCTGACTGTCGCTGCGCCGTTCGGCCTCAAACGTCTTCATCGCGTCTTCAACATTTTCTGGTTTCACGTTGTTGAAGATGACCAGGCCGGGCGGCGGCAAGTCCGACAGCAGTTCATTCTGATGCCGACCCAACAAAATTTGCGCGTGAGATTGGCTCAGGATGTTGTAGAGCGGCGACTTGCCATAATGCGGGTAGATCGTGTTGGGCGATGGCGCATGAACGAGATGGATCACGCGGCTGCGGTGCAGCGTGTGCAGCTTGCCGGTGTATTCCGAATAATACTGATAGGGATAGTCCAGGTTGCCCGTCAGCACAATCCGCATCGCATCCAGGTGATTCAGCCCCAGAATGCGTGCGTTCTCATTAAGCGGTGTGGATGGGTCGCCGTAGCTGACCTTTTCCATAAACCAGCCGCGATTCAGGCACAGATAATCCTGGATGCCTTTCCAGACGAGCGTATCGTAGCCCTCGCCGAATTCGCTTTCAAAGAAAATATCCTGCCAGGTATAAGTCGCGTTGCGCCCGCCGCTGATCTCATAAGGCGTGCTCAGGATGTTCTGAGCGAACAGATCAAATGCGCCCTGGACGAGCGTATTGTGCAGCATGTAGAAGATCGCGCGCAGATCGCGGTCACACTGCCACGTCCCCCAGCCGGAAATCAACCCCATCTGCCCCGGCCATAGAATGCCCATACCGTCGCCGATGAAGCCGCCGAACACGCCGGGGGCGAATTCGCGCACGCTATATTGTTCGTTTTCGATGACGGCCAGGTCAGTAGGTGCAGGCACAAGGTTACTCGCTGTAGAGAGGAGTATTGGTTTCCGAATCGCGAACGTCGAGGGATTTCATCACGTCATTCACGGCAGATTTCCAGGCCGTCTTGATATGCTCAGGGAGATTGACCCACACCGGCATAGGATTGCCCTGAAAATTCTTGAAATCAGTCGTTTTGCCGTAAGCGTTGTAGGCGCTCTCGGCGTACTGCGTAAGCTTCTCTTCGGGCATGATAATCTCCTAGAGGTTGTAGTCGAAGATGCGGTGAACGGCCATTGACGCCGTGATGATTAAATCAATTTTCCGATTGGGATTACTACCCTTAACGATCCGCAAATAATTGCCTTCCGGCTTGCGGTTGGCATTTAAAAAATGTTGGCGCATCTCTTCTTCACCGCTGTGTTCAATACGCCGGTCACGAACCATGTCATACAATCGTTTGTCGGCGATAGCCCGGTCGCCACCTTCGCCCTGTCGGAATATTTCCCAGTTGGCAAGGGTTGCTAATCGGTTCGCCATATCCTCTAATTCCTTTGGATCATAGGCGATACATATGACGGTATTTTGCTTGATAAGCCGCCTGATCTCACCTTCCGGGTATTCAACATCCGCCGGATTATCGCGGTTTACAAACTGGATTTTGCCGTCGAGGGGCGGTGTCCAGATACGCGAATAACGAAGCTGGGGAATGATCTCGCCGTCGCGCCGTCGCGCTGACCACATCGTAATAGCAAAGCAGTCACTATCAACCGCCGCGTCCAGCGCCATCACGCATCCCTGGAAAGCCCGCAGCGGCTCCATGTTCGTGACTTTGCAGGCGTCCCACCATGCCAGCGGCGCGAACGCCTGGATGGTGCGCTGCCACTTATTGCCATGCATCCGATCAAATTCGCTCGGCACAAGCGTCGCGGCTTCCTGCTTATAATATTCGGGCGTCTGCCAGGGACAGCGCGGCTGCGTGTTCCATAAGGTCAGCATCCGCGCCGAATCATTGGCGTACAATTCCAGCCCCGGAATGCCCACGTCGATGATCCGGCCTTGATTGACACCTGTTTCGTAAAGCTGCTCCAGGATCGGGCTGTCACCTTCAAACCCGGCGTAGGTTTCGGCCCAGCGCAGCGACTTACCGAACTTGAGCGGGCTGAGGGTCGTCTCACTCCACAACGTTTTGGCTGCCTCATTCTTAGCCGCCCACAATTCGGTAAAAATGGTAATCAGGTCGCCGCCCCCGGCCTCGCCTTTAGGATCGACGGGGATGGCCTGGATGGTCGTGTTCTGATGACGCAGCGTGATCTGATAATTTTTAATGATGCTGAATGCGGCCAGTGTGGGGTTGAGCTTGATCGCCCGTTTGATGTAGAAGAAAGTGCGGCTGTCGGCTTGCTTCAGGTCGTTGGCGACAATGCGCGCCGTCTCCCAGGCCGTGTGCCATGCCAGATATAACCCCACCGCTCCGGCGATAGTCGATTTAGCCGACTTTTTAATATCGGCCCAGGTAATCATGCTGTAGACGAATAAGCCGTTCTCGTCTTTGCGCAGCGCCTCATAAATAACAGCCTGCTGATATGGTTCCAGTTTGATCGGCTTACCCGTCTCTGGGATCGTAAAATAACTCTCGATCCATTCAACCGGGTCAGGGTTTAGATGCGAGTTGTCATTCCGTATCTTCTGTAATTTGTACTGGGACGCCTGCTGCTTTAAATAATTCGGTAGCGAGGTCAATGTCGAATTCCTCGGCTAACGCCTTGAAGGGGATAATGCCAGCGCGGATGTCATCAATCGCCTGGGTGCGCCAATCATCGATCTTGATGTGATTGATGAGGTCGTGATACTTCGCCATCAGCTCTAACGCCTTCATGCGGTCATAGACTTCAATCCGTGTAACCACCGTCTTAACGCGGTCTTCGCCGATGGGAATGGTCTCCACTTTCATCTTTTTGATGAGATTGGTTTTCTTGTTTTGACGTGCGATCTTCAAGCTCGGCTTGCCATTCGCGTCCAGTAATTCATCCATATCGCCGCGCCCAATCTCGGTGAGGTGATACAGTACTTCATTGGCCGACATGGCGTGCGCATTCATCCGCCGCTCAATTTCCTCACGGATGTCATCATTCTTCATCAGGCGCGATGCCTGGTTGTAGGCAGACCGCTCAGAAAATCCGGCAGCAATCGCCGCCTTTGTCTGATTGAAGTTCAGTTCGAAGCATTTATCGACGAACAGTTGATGTTGGGGCTTGAGTTTCTTTTTGGGCATAAGGGGTTTTGAGGATAATCGGGTGAATCAAAACGCCCATCGGGGATCATTCCGGTGGACGTTTTGCAGCGATGAACGGCCATCATTTAAATTGTGTTGATAGCGGGGGACGGACTCGAACCGTCAATCTTCAGGGTATGAACCTAACGGGATGCCTTTTCCCTACCCCGCGTCATTCGATCATATGTTCTAGCTTATAGTTTACGCAGAGTGGTCAATTTGTCAAGCGTCTTAACTGAAATCAAACTTTTCTCGATACAAGACCATCTTCAGGAGCATACTCTTCCACAAGAAATACCCGCAATAATTCTTCAAGTTCTTCAGGGTAACTAATCATGTTCAGTGGCACAATTGCGATACGTTTATAACTGCGCTGGCCTCGCATGACAATTTCGGTTCTGAATGAAATTTCAGATTGGGGCATAGAGTATTTGATCTTGGTGTAATCGCCGATGGGCATCTGCTCAAAGGTGATGGGTTTCAAAAGCATCTGAACAGTTATGCTGATCGGCACTGCGCCACGTATTTTCGCGACGGCTTCTAAAACAACTTTCATACCCAATATCAGCGCTGACTGCTCCGTCTGGATATTTTCTGGCGAATTGACCCATTCCGAAAAATTGTCCATTTCTCATCCCTTTCACTCTGTGCCGATTGTATCACGATCAAGCCCCGCCTCAGCGCGCCGTTCCTCAATCTGCGAAATAACTTCCAGATGCTTTCGAACCTCACGCGCGCGCAGGGTGATTCCTGGCTGCCGTCCAATCCAGGCCCATAATGCATCACCGAAGATCGGGCGATGGGGACGATCTCTGACCGGGTAATCCAGTCCATAATTGCGCGGGTCACGTCCAATCCGTTCCAGCAGCGCAATCTCGCGCTGCAATTCATCCAGCACCTGGATCGGCCCCAACCCGGCCAGCGCATCGTCTTCCGTCGAGCGTGAGGCTTCACTATGCTGAAAGGTTGAGCCATAGCCCATGAGTTTATCAAGCTGAGAGGTTTTGATTGTTCCCTGATGCGGACGAACCGCGATCTTGCCGTTGTTCGATTGTGGCACGTTGACACCCTTCGCACTTTTGTTCTATACTGTGGGTGTCGTCCATTTCCCTTTACACCCTGGCTGCGGTTGGCTCCCCCTCCGCAATGCAGCCGGGGTGTATTTATTCAGCGTATTCCGCCATTTTCCTGAGCACCATGAGCGCCATCCGCGCATCGGTCAGAGCGGAATGGGCCTCACCTTCAAACGTCAGATCAAAATGCGCGGCAGCCGTCGCCAGCTTTTGCCACTTATAACTTTTGTAGCGCGGGTTCCATTCGCCATAGAACCGCGCGAACAACTCCATGATGCAGTCGCTATGCACCCATCGCGGCTGCTCCAGCCGGTATTGCTTACAGTTACCCAGGATGAACGAGCCGTCAAACTTCCAGTTGTAGGCCAGCACCCCAACGCCGTTGAGCGTCTTCATCAGCGCCGGATGCAGATCGGCGAAGCTCGGCGCGCCGATCACCATCGCATCGGTGATTCCGTGAATGTGGCTGTTTGGGATCGAAACACCCGGATTGACCAGGCTGTCGAGCAACATCGCGCCGTCCCGGTCAACGACGCCAATCTGCACAATGCGCTGCCGATAGCCATCGAAGCCCGTCGTTTCAAGATCGACGACTGCGAATGGCTGATTCATGAGTGCCTTCGCCCGACGAGCAGCCGCCAGCGTGGACGATTGATTCATGATAGGTCGCCCGTCTGGTCATTGTTTTTTTGTTCGGCTTCGGCGGCCTGTTCCAACCCGGTCATAATCACGTCGTCATCCGGTGGGTCGGCATAATCATCACTGTCGTCATAATTGTCATCATTCTCGTCGCCCCATCCGTCCGGCTCGTCAGGGATATCATCGAGTTCCTCGACGTGTGCGGCCATCGTCGGCAGCGCCAGCATGTAGGGTTTGATCGGCTCCGGGTCTTGCTTCTCGACGAACGCCTGCACGATCTGCTCAGTCGTCGGTGTGATCTTGTAGATCGATCCGCCGCCATAATAACAGGTGAAGCCCTCGCGCTTGCTGGACTTCGGCACATCCACGCGCATCAGCGGCGCGCCGAAGTGCGTTTCCTCCGACACCTTCCCGGCGATGACCTGATGCCCCATGATCTCGACGATACAAAATGCCTCGAATGCCATTTACTGCTCCTTTGCTACACAATCAAAATAACCACCCTTGTCCCTGCGCCACACGCCCAGGAAGCCGGGCATCAGCGTCGCATCGTAGAACGTCAGAAAGCAGTGCTGCATTGGATTATCGGGATCGAACGTTACGGTGATGGATGGCGGAAAAAACATATTGACCTGGTCGGCAGTGCCCGTCGGCGCGAGCGTATTGGTGATCGTGGGTGTAAGTGTCGCGGTGGCCGTCGCGGACGGGGTAAAGGTCGGCGTGACTGTTTCGGTTGCAGAGGGCGTCGTCGTCAGGGTTGGAGTTGCGCTCTGCGCAGTTGGGACTGGAGTCTGGCTGATACATAAAGATGTTCGCCCGACTACGCCCACACAAGTGATAGTCGGCGTGGCAGCCGGTGGCGTATCTGTCATCACCGGCTGCATACATCCCGCCATTAACAGGATCGCCACGATCAGAACAAGCAAAGATAATTTCATTCCACAATCTCCTTCATGGCGGCAATCGCGGCGCGTGCTGCTCGGCTGTCAGCGCGGCGCTGCCGGATCATGGCAACTTCTTCCTCGGTGACCAAAGAGCGGCTACAGATGCGATAAGTTAGAATTGTCATATCGTCTAATCTGCGCCTCGCATACAGATTGCCAAATCGTCTATACCAAAACATGATCTCAGGATGCCAGACTTCAATGTATTCTTTAGCAGCCTTTTCCGATTCAGCACAGACTAATTGTGAAAAATCACTCCACGCTGCCTTTTTATAATCGAGCTGATACACACGCTTTTCTTCCATCTAGTCCTCATCCTCAAAACTCATCGGGCGATAGTGGCTGCCCACGCTGGCGCTGATCGCGTCGAATTGCACCGTGTCTTCGTCATAGGCCGCTTGGGCAGCGTCACTCGTCGGAATAAAGCTGCCACTCTCGATCATGCCAATCAGCCGAGCCAGCATCCCGGTCAGATGTTCCAGTGTTTCACTCTTGGGGAAAGGCACATCGTGTTGTACCCCTGCATTTAAATTATCATTTTCAGCCCATTGCAAAACCGCACGAGCGATAAGCTGCTTGGGAGTTAAGCCATATCGCGTCTGAAGATATTCGAACGTCTCGATGACAGCCCGCTCATCTACATCTTCAGGGTCGTACCAGCCCTGGAAATTAACTTCGCGCTGCCGTTTCCTCTGGGTGTTCTTTTGAGGAAGCGTGATTGTCGCCCGATTCCCTCGTGTTAAATTAAATCCATTGCGACGGCTGTCAAAGTGGGCAATCCACCACGCTTCTCGCTCATTGACTTTTTCGGCGGGTATGTCCCGTTCCAAAAGTTCGCACCAAAAGCTATCGCGCTCATATCGAATGTATGCTTCCTGCAATTTCGCATTGATATGCGAGCCGTGAGCTAATTCCCTGAAATGGGTTCTTATGCGATATTTGAAATCAGAGGTCTGTCCAACGTAACAAAGGCTATTTGCTGAACAGACAATCCGATAAACGCAGTAGCCGTCAACTTCATTCATTTCTTGTATTCCCTCAGCACATTTCCGACAGTGGATTTTCCAACGCCCAGCTTAACGGCCAGCTCACGCAGCGGGATGGACATGTCTTCAGGGTGGCTG